AATTTGTCTATAGCAACATATCCTTCTTCGCCAGTGACCTTAAATCCATTAGGTGTCTTAACGAAAGTATCAATGCTTTTTAGCTTATTAAGTATATTTATAAGTTTTAATTTTACAACAATTATTAACTTTTGCAAATCGAATATCTTTTTAAGATTTTGTTTATTCTTTGGTGAAAAGAATTTTAAAAATTCATCACGTTTTATCATTTGGGCATTTTTACCTTTTTCAGTTTTACGCTTATCGATTTCTTTTTGATAACGAGCGTTGACCCATTTGATTAATGCATTTACGTGTTTAGTTGTATCTTTTATTTGTTCACCTTTACGAACAAATGTGTTATTAAACATTTCAATAGTTCGTGCTAGTTCTATATTACTTTCTAAAGTTTTAAGAGTAGAAGCACCGATTTGATTAAATAAAAATCCAATCTCAGAAAGTTTTTTATTTACCTCTTCAGTGTCTTTTGCTGACATCGTAATCCTAGTAAGATCTCTCAACATAGCATCTTGAGACCAAACATTTTTACTTTTCTTTAGTTTAGATACATTTACGCCATAAGATGCTTTCATTGTCTCAAATGAAGATCCATTATACGTGGTATGCCACACAATACCCATTTTAGCTTGTTTAACTGCCATAGCAGCAGGTGTGCCGGCAGGAATAGCATATGCAATAGTATTAGGATGAAATACTATATATTTTTTTCCGGCAATCGTTTGATTAGTAATTTCAGATTTTGAAAACAAGAAATCGCCTTGAATAACGCCAGTAATACCTAGATCAGGCAAATATCTTAATGCTTCTTTTAACTTAGCATTTAACTCTTTACCAGCAACATCAGCATCAATCTCAGCATTTGTTTTGTACACCATAGGGTTTTTATTAAAAATACCCTTCTTAGCTACAAAAAAGTTGCCGTCATTAGGATCAATTCCGGCAAAAACTGCGGGAGCGCCATCCCATTTAACACTTACATTACCTGCCTTTTTGCCACCTAGCATATCTCTTAAATCTCTTAAAGCAAATATTGCCTGTCGAGTTCCATTCACACCACCATAAAGAACACGATCCTCAATATGGGTCATGTGAGTGTTCTTTTGTTCTGTTAAGTAATTTCCAAATCTAAGCATAATAGTTTCCTAAACATTTTTCGGAATGTATTCCTTAATTTTTTTCTCAATTGCTGAAATAATCTTATTGTGAGTCTGGCTTAAATAGCGATCTTTCCGTAATCTATTAATAGCTAATATAGTTTGCGCTGCATATTTCTTTTGAAAATCTGCTGGTCGAGTATCAATGTCTTGAACATTTGCCAGTCTATCTGCTAGCTTTACAACCAATGCCCAACTCGACATCTTAGCCATTTTGTTTGCAATATATTCACCTTTACCAATTGCATCAGAAGCCTGTTTGTCAGTAGTTAATTCTTGAACCATATCAGCAACAAGAGCACCAAACTGTTTAACTAAATCTGCATATGTAGTATCTGTATCTTCAAGCGTATCATGAAGATAAGCAGCTTGAATCAAAGCTGATAAGTTATTAGACTTTTTAAATTGTTTTACGAATCGAGCAACTTCTTTTGGATGCACAATATACTCTCCACCACTTTTTCTAAACTGACCTTTATGAGCTTTTGTTGCAACACGAAGAGCTGTCAAAGCACTTTCATTAAGAGGCTGGTTTATATGTGATTTAAAATTAAGCATTGTATTTTCCTATTGTTTCATAGATTTGAAAGGATTTTTTTTACTAGTTCCTGGCTTAACAGAATATTTACTATCGCCCATATTTTTAACTTTTACTTCAGGTTGTACTTCATAAAATTGAGATCGAGTGCCAACTCTCATTTTAAATTCACCTGTTCCTTTAAATACTGGAACGTCGTTTGGAACATTACATGGATTTTGTTTTTTATCAAATATATAGAAATCATCACCAGCTTGTAAATAATATGCAGGTTCTGCTTTACCTTCTAAATAATGTTTTCTTACAATTTTACCTAAATCTACATTACTTTTATTCATTATATAACGATTACGTGTTTTAAAGAAATCTTTCATTACATCAAGTGGAACTGCTTTTGGATCCTTTAGTCCACCCTTTGTAGTCGGTACCTTGCAATCTTTGATTCCTGAAAATTTCTCTAGATCTGATATAAAGGATTTAGCCTCATCAGATTTATTTAAAAAATTAACGATGTAGGTTTTTAAAGGTGAAAGTTTACCGCTTTTTTTATCTCTACCACCATCCCAACTTTTGCCATTATAGAAAACTCTTTCATTACCAAGATTATCTGTGTGATTCATTTTTACTTCTAACCATACTCGTTTTTTTCCACGGTATTGAATATCAATAGCAATATCTGCATATTTAGCACTGACCTTTGGCCTAGACGCTGGAACACCTAAACTAGTCATATAATCAGCAACATCTTTTTCATATTGATCTGCTTTTTTACTTTCAGATATATAAGTCTTAAATGTTAGCATAAACTTTTCCTATAGCAGTTTATGCTATTTATACAAAAAAATAAGGGCAAACTTTCGCTGGCCCTTATTTTTATTAATCGGATATAATCGGATATTAATATGGATTTCTTTTATAAATGTATGCATCTGCATGCGCAGCATCTTCTAAGCGAATACATTGCCAATGACCACAGTAGTTTCCGCCATATATGCTATTTTCACCAGCTTCATATTTCCAGGCGTTTGGATTATTTTTACCAAGACGTCCTTGAAGCTTAATATAATATTGATGATTAAGACCTTCTTGTTTAAGCATCTTATTCATGTATTTTACAAATTTGCGAAGATCTTTGATTCGTGCAGAATCTTTTGAATCATTAGTAAATGTTCCAATGTATGCGTCTGTTCGGTTCATTTGTTATTCCTTATATCATTTATCATTGCTGCGACACTCCAGCCGACGCCAATGATAATAAATCCCACGCCCACCACGGGCGCGCCGGTGGTAATTAAAACCAATCCAGCAATAGCGACTATCGCTGAATATATAAACATTACTGGCATTCATCAAATCCTTTAAATTCTTGTGTTTTGATAAAAACAATATTTTCAAGTGTTATTTCGCCGGCTTCAACCATGCGGTTGAGTAGGCTATAGATGAAGTCAAGCGCTTGAAATTCAGTAACGCCATGGCGAGATGTTTCAACAGTTTCAAAAAAACCATCAAGATTGCGAGTGTAACGAAGAGTTGCGATGTTCATATTTTTATCCAAAAATTAAGGTTAAGATTGAGAATACAAAAGCCATATTCAATATGGCTGATGTAAGATTTACGAAAAAAGATTTCATTAGAAGATTTCTCCAGTGATAATATTTGCAATTGGTTGATTACCTAATGCATCCCGAGCCATCATTTGTTCTTCAGCAATTTGCTCTGGTGAACGATTAGCTTGAGCAATTACATAGTCATCAAGAAAGCTTGAAACTTGAGCTTTACGATAACCATTTGAAGTATGAAGTACTTCATCAGAAATAAGACCGGCTTCAAAGAAATCAGTTAGCATATCTTCAAAAGGAACGCGATCGTTTGAGCTCCAGAAAAATGTTTGGTTAAATGTATCAACATAACCTTTAGCAAAGGTTTCAACAATTTTTTCTGCAGTGTAACCGGTGAAAGTCTGGGTACGTGTATCTCTACGCATTTTATTCTCCTTTTGTTAATACCTTTATACGATATTTTAACAGTAATGTACAACAAAAAATGCGCCCGAAAGCGCATTAATTTAATATTAGATAGAAGTGTGATATAAATGTTACATTATGTTGAACTAGCTTCACATATCATTTTAATATTTTTTGAAATAGCTTTACTAAATTCTTCATCATTTTGATATGAAAATAAGCTTTCGCTTAATCCTCGACTAAAACTTGCAGTCATATCTTTATTTTCTTTAAGTCTATTACATGCTTCATGGGTAGAATATCCACCGCTTAAACCTACAACCCTATCTACTGATGGGTGTTCAATTAAGCTAGTATACAAATTAGCAGTTTCTGGTAATGTTAATTTAAGAATACATCTTCCTTTAAAATTTTGTAGACTACGATATAATTCATCTTCAAGAATAACTTCTAATTCTGCTTTTTGAGGATGATCAATTGGTACTTCAGGTTCAACAATAGGGACCAATCCTTCAGCATATATTTTTTCTGCATATTCAAATTGCTGATCTAGGACAGTTTTTAATATTTGTTCTGTTTTAACAATACTTCTCATTTTTGTCCCATAACAATTATGAGTTAAGGCGTACATAATCATCTCATCTAAATTGAATACTTTAAGAGTACCGTCATCTTCGCATCCAGAATCAATTTTAAGAAATGCCTCAATTCCCTTTGCATTTAATTCCTTAACAGCTCCACGATCCACAGAATCTTTATAAAGAATTGCTGCCCAAATATTTTTATGAATAAAATCAGGAGAGTTGATCATACGTAAACGCATTTTATGGACTAAATCCATTTTATTGTCTTCAGTATAATCTTGACCATAACGTTCTAATACGCCGCCTGTACTTCCTCCACTGTGATCCATTGCTGCAATAAATTTCATTTCACGTCTCCCATTTTTTAAGTCTTATTTCTTTACCCTGCTCCCAAGCTTCTTCAAATCCATCAAATTGACTTGGATCACAATTACACCATAATCGTTTAAAATATCCTTGTAAAACACCTTGAACATCTTTAGTCGAATATCCTATAGGTATTAACATTCCTTTAATTGCCCACATAAAACGATTAGCTTCTTTTATTTCAGCCAAACCCATTTCTTTAGTAGAAGCATTGTAATCTATTCGAGCCATTCAAGGTCTCCATTACATTAGGTTTTTAACATGCTTTTAATTTCAATGACATTTCGATTAGGATCTTCTACAAAAAATGTTTCTTGTTCATAGTCAGTACCCTTAAATCGAGTATATGGAGTATCAAGAAATCCTACTGTATTTTCTACACTTGCGCGAACTTTTTGATATTCATCATATGGTAAGTGAATACCTAAATGTGGTACACATACTTCGCCCATATCTACAGTATGCCTATGCCGATCCGGTCCTTTAGCTGGTGCAATGCCCTCACCAGTTCTAGGTTTGGATTCATGTAATGTCAATTCATTACCCCAAAAATCAATATCTTGCCAGCGACCTTCTTCGGCCATATCTAATTTACAGCCTAAAATATCTGTATAAAATGGCAGCGTTGTTTCTAGTTTGCCGCCTTCAATTGCTAAATGAAAAATGTTACTCATAAGTTTCTCCAGTCGATCTAAAAAAGTTTTCACTCCAAAATGCTTTATCATCAATCCAAACATCATAATTTTCTTTTTCACCAACACTTAATTCATGATGTTTTGCGCCCCAATCTGTTAGCTGATCTTTTGTTAAATGATAATAATCAACTCCGCTTACACAACCTCTTGCTGTCATATATTTAATTGTATGACCTGCATCATATAACGCATTTACTTTTGCAATACGTTCAGGCATCGGAATATGATTAGCATAATCTTTTTTTCCGCCGCTATTAGGAATAATTACTTCATTACAAATTGTTCCGTCAATATCAATCACATATTTCATGCTTTTTCTCCCTTAGCTATACATAACTCAAATTCTCTCAATCTCTTCCATACACTTATAAGTTCTACAACCACTGCCCAAGATTTAACAACATATTGTAAACTACTTTCTACTCGACCAAATGCTCTAATTGTTTGCTGCAACGCTCCAAGAGTAATAGTACCAGCAAGAATAGTTGGTCCAAGTGCCAAATAAGGAACAAGAACCATGCCTTGAAAATAACTATATCTGGCTAAATTAAAATAAGCATAATGCATATATGATTTAAAGTGAATGTTTCTTACCCAGTCAAATAGTTCAGCAAGAGTTTTAGGTTGACCAGCTTTTGGATCATCTTCAGCATGGACTAAAACTTTACGATATCCAGCTTCTCGTTTTTGAATATCATACTCTATGCCTGGTAATTTAATACCAACTGCGGCAAGTAACATCGTACCACCAAGAGCAGTTGCAAGTGCTACCCACATTAAAGAGTTTGATACCTCTCCAAGAATTGGAAGATGTGTAACGGCTGCTGATAGTCCTATTAGAATAGGAATAAAAGCAATAAGAGTCATAATAGAATCCATGAGTCCTACACCAAGATCTTCCATAATACGTGCAAACTTAATAGTATCTTCTTGAATTCGCTGAGATGCTCCTTCTAGTCCACGAGCATATTTAAATTTATCATGATAGAATTCTACCATACTTGTACGCCACCTAAATATCCAATGAGAAACAAAATATTTAGTTGCTACCATGATTACAATAAATTTAGCAGCGAGCCAGCCGAAACTTGCAAGGGATCCATAAAACTCTGCAGCTGAAAGTGAACCAGGTTCAGCA